ACCATGTTTTTATGGTGGTTGTGCGTAACTGTGGGTTTGTATTTCGTATAACGCCCCAACGAGATTTTCTTACGCCGTTTTGATCAGGTTCTTGCTGGCAAGCCCTTCGCATTACTTCTATGCAGCAACTTACAGATTTACCGCTACCTACAGGGCCACGAACCCCACGGACGAAAGAATCGTCTTTCAAAAACTCCTTGAGTACAGGACCGCCCGGTTTGTACGAAAAATCGTAGGTTCTAGGTGAGTTGTCCAGCATCGATCAAAGCCTTTAGCTGTTTTTCAGCGACCCGTGGGCCAATTGCTTCAATGACGCGATCCATCTCTCTTTCTGTAATAACGTCTAATGGGTAATCTTTCATATGCACTTTGCGTACTACTTGCCGTAGTTTTTGCAAATCTTCGAAACTTAGAGATCCTAACCAATTAGAATAATGATATGGCTCAATCTTAGAGTAATCTATTTCTGGCATCATGCCTCCTGTTACAAGTTTATCAGCAACGGTTTCATTCATGGTTTTGTAGGCCAGTTAATATCTGTCGGAAAATTTTCTTGCGCTGGCACATCCCGCAACGCTTGGCGATACGTTTTCATAGCATTGCTCATTGTAACGTCAGAGCTTGCTGTCCAATCGGTTTCGGCAAGTTTTGCATTTCTTTCAACCCTTGCATGAGTCGATAATCTGTCATTTTCCCCAGCTGCCCATTCTGCCTCTTCCGC